AAACACAGACGCCGAGCGCTGAAGGCACGCGGTTTTGTTGACAAGTCGAGTTTCATATAGGATAATGCGGCCATGGCAAATGTAGACGACAAGCATGACGAAGCCGGTACGGTTCAACAGAGCACCCTTGACGAGATCGACGGCGCCATTGAAACCGTGATTGAAAGGGTGGAGAGCGACAGGGCCGCAAAAGCGGAATCCGCCGTCGTCGCTGAACCCCCGAAGAATTTGCCGTCCCGCAAGCCTGCAAAGGCCAAGAAGGACGAGGAAGTGCATGTCGAACCCGTGGCACCGAAACCCGACGAGGCAAAGCCCGCCGAGATCCCGGATGCGCTGGTCGAGCGTGCGGTGAAGGCCGGGCTGCCGTTGGCAGAAGCGAAGTCGTATCCGGAGGCGGCTCTGAAGCGGATTTGCGAAGCCATGGAGAAGCCAAAAGCCGACGACGGCGTGCCGCCGAAGGCTGAAGCCGCCGAGACGGTTGAGGACGACCCTCTCGACGCGATTCCCGACCTGGACCCCGCGGAGTACGATGAGAAGTTGGTGTCCATCGTGAAAACTCTGAAGGGCATCGTCGGGGATCAGCAGAAGACCATCAAGGCACTCAACGCGGGTCAACTCGAAGGCAAGGCCCGGGATGAAGGCGCGTGGCTTGACGGAAAAATCTCCGCTCTGGGCGAAGATGTCGCAAAGGCCGTCGATGCTGAGAAGCGTGCGGCACTTGTCGACAAGATCGCTGTCCTCTCGGCAGGCTACAAGTCCGCCGGCAAGGAAGTCGCCCGGGAAGCGGTGTTTGAAGAGGCCAAGGCGCTCGTCCTTGGAGACGTGTTGAAACGAGCGGAGGTCGAATCCAAGTCCAGGGACTTCGACAAGCGCAGCAGACTTCATATCCGACGCCCTTCAGGCGTGGAGGTCAAACCAAGAACAGACGCAACCGCCGATGTTGCGGATGAACTCAACCGGAAGTTTTTCGGCAAGAAGTAGCCCTGCGGGGCTGAAAGTAGGACACTATGGGAATCGCATATTCTGAGATTGACGATGCCGTTCTGCTGACCCAGAACAAGCTCATCGAACGAGGCGCGTTTGTTGACATGCAAACCGACCTGACCGATCATGTCGCCGTCCGCGAGATGTGGGACAGCCGCCAGAAGAAATTCGACGGCGGAATCGACTGGGAGTTCGAGGCCCAGATCGACCACAACCACTCGACCCGGGCTGTCGGACTCTATGAGAACGACGGCAGCAGCATCAATGACACGATGATCATGGGCAAGGTCGGCATTCGCCACGTCAACGCCCATTACATCTACGACCAGCGCGAGCCCGCGTTTCAGCGCGGCGGCGTTCAGATCGTTGACTTGGTTCAGTCCAAGTACATCGCCATGATGGTTTCGTTCTACGAGTATCTCGAAGAAGTCCTTTGGGGCAAGCCCGCGGATTCCTCGGACACCAAGACGCCCTACGGCATCGCCTACTGGGTGGTGAAGAACGCCACGGAAGGTCTGACCGGCGCCAATCCCGCTGGATTCAGCGACGGCCGCGCCGGCATCAGCACGACCACGTATCCGCGCTTCGCCAACTACTCGGGTTCGTATGCCAAGGTCACGAAGGAAGACCTGATTCGCAAGATGCGCAAGGCCCATCGTCGGACGCAGTTCCGGTCGCCGGTGTCGCACTCGACTCCGAATCTCGGCAGCATGGCCAACGGCATCTACACGAACGACGCCGTAATCGGAATCATGGAAGAGGTCCTGGAAGCGCAGAACATGAACCTGGGCAACGACATCGCCAGCAAGGACGGCCGCACCATGTTCAAGTCCACGCCGCTGACCTACGCGCCGTACCTGGACAACGACAGCAGCAACCCGATCTACATGCTGGACTGGAAGTGGCTGGCCATCGGCGTCATGCCGGGTTGGGAGAACAACCTTTCGAAGCCCATGCCGGTCCCCGGCAAGCATCTCGTGCGTCGCGTCGATCTCGACGTTTCACTCAACATGGTCTGCACCGATCCCCGGCGTCAGACTGTCCTGTACGTCGGCTAACCGACACGTTCTGAAAGGAAAGAGGAAATCATCATGGATAACAGCACCAATGCCCCTGCTCAGGCCAGCAACCCCGTCATCGAGTGGGTCTGGTATGAAGGCACCGACGCCATCTTCGAAGGCGAAGGCGTCTGCTACAACACCGACTACGGCACCGCCGCGAATGTGGACGGTCGCCGCCAGCGCAATGTCGAGCGTCCCACCACGGCCAACAACCGTGACTTCGCCGGCGTCGCCGCCCGCAACTACTCGGCCAAGAGCACGGGTCAGTTCATCGAGATCTACGGCCCCGGTTCTAAGGGTGTCAAGGTCGCGCTGGGCGTCAACACCGTGATCGGAACGGGCATCCTGACGTTCTGCGTGGCGGGCAAGTACAACGTCGGCGCCAGCACGGGGCTGAAGACCGACGCCGGCCGGTTCTACTCGGGCAAGTACCGCGGGCGCGGTTCGGCGGTTCCCCGGCAGACGGTTGCCGCGGGCATCCTGGAAGCCAGCATGACCGGCGCATGGTCGCTGGCCACGGATGGCGTCACGCTGACCGTCGTTGCCACGGCAGGCCTTGCGGCGGGTGATACCGTCGTCCTGCTCGGCGGCGCGGATGACGGCACCGGAACCGTGATCCCCGGCAAGTACACCATTGCCAGCATCACGAGCCCGACCGTGCTGGTTCTGGCGGCCTCGGCGGTGGATGTCACTCCGACCGGCGCCCTGACCTGCACCGGGTACGCCTACACGGGCAATCCGACGTGCCAGTCCGACCTGCTGACCGGAGAAGAGTCCGGTGGCGTCGAGTTCATCAACCTGCCCAACGCCGGCGGCGACACGCAGCCTTACATGGCGGGCGGCCTCAGCTACGTCTGCGGCGGGCTGACGCTGGCCGCCGATGCGGAGAGCGAGCTTGCGCAGGGTACGCTTCCCGGAGAGACCAAGGCGTTCATCTGCCTTGGCACGATGACCACGAGCGATTTCGTGGTTGATCTCGTGACGGGCGGGTTGCAGATCGACGGTTCGACGGCGCTGGCGGAAGTCAACGCATTCGACGCCGCAGACGATGCCTGCTACCTGGTATTCAACGGGGCCAAGTGGCATTGCTTGGACGTCGCGGGTGGCGCGTCCCAGGCGTAGTCTCTCATCGAACACGCTGGGGGCCGGTAGCGCAAGCGAAAGCCCCCTTTTTCGAGGAACACAAGCATGGCCGACACCGAAAAGCCTGAAATCAAGAAGGTCGAAGACGAAACCCGCATCGAGCCGTTCGCGGTTCAGTCTTTCTCCGAGATCGGGTACAAGGGCAAGTTGCCCAACTCGATCGTGAAGATTTACAAGGAGTTCAAGCGACGGAAGGACATCCTTCAGCCCGGCCGCCTGAGCCCCGAGGGGTTCGCCTACGTCTCGCTCCTGGCCGACCTCTGCGACGACAAGTTCAGCGTCAAGGAGTAGCCTTCAATGGGAGTCCAACTGTCACATAGCGGCACCGCTTCAATCGGAAGCGGCGTTTCCACTTTGACGGTTTCAGGACTCGGGTTGGCGTGGGTTCCCACGGGCGTCACTGTCAACGTCAGGAAGCCCGCGGGAAGCAACCTCAACATCGTCGCCACGCCGTATGGCGGATTCACTTCAGCGGGATTCTCTGTCGAGTTGTCGTCGCCAACCGACACGGCAACCTACGTGCTGGATTACATCCTGTGGGCCGACAGCACGGCCGTTGACACCACGGGGACCCTGCAACTCGCCTACGCGGATCTCTGCGCTGATGTCAGCCGATTCCTTGGGTATCCTGTCTTGGCCTCCCAGACCGCGGCGCAGATCGCCGAAGTTGACGGCTACGTTCAGGCCGGCATCCGGCAGTTCTACTATCCGCCGGCCGTCGCCGGGGTGGAGCCTGGGTACGAGTGGAGTTTTCTACGACCGACGACGACATTGACGACGGTTGCCAGCGACAGCATCATGGACATGCCGGCGGCATTCAGCCGAATGGTTGGCGATCTTCACTTTGCGGCCAGCGTCCACGCCAGGCCTGTCATGCAGGTCAGCGAAGCCCGTATCCAGACGCTTTTGCAGGCCAGCGACACCGAGGGGTCGCCCCAGTATGCCGCGCTGCGCTACAAGCAGTCCTACGGCGCCCACGGCCAGCTTCAGGAGATCGTGCTGTGGCCGGTGCCCGACGCCGCCTACGTGCTGACCTACCGCTACGAGGCCTACAACGGCAAACTGTCGGCATTGAATCCGTGTCCGCTTGGCGGCATGCGGCATTCCGAACTGATTTTGGAAAGTTGCCTGGCTAAGGCCGAACAGCGGGCCAATGACGAAGGCAGCCTGCATACCACGGCGTTCCGCGAGCTTCTGGCGGCGGGCGTAGCCATGGACCGCAGGGGCAACCGGAACTACGGGCAGATGGGGTCGAGCGAAACTTTTTCTGTTGAGCGTGAACGGTGCCGGTCTTCGGACGTGACGTACAACGGGGTGACATGGTGATTTTCGACGCCTTGTGGCGGCGGGATCAGCGCATAACAACGCAAACGAGGGGAACAAAATGCAAGCAGCAGTATGTAAAGTGATTGCGATGCAGCCGCCGCGCCTGGATGATGGTGGCCTGCTTTTCGCCAGTGGCATCACGGTGCCGACCGACGCCGCCGCCGGGTATGCGACCGGGTGCCTGTTTCAGCACACCGACGGGACGACCGGAACGGCGTTCTACGTCAACGAGGGTTCTGTGACGTCCTGCGACTTCAATGCCGTTGCGGCTCTGACCGCGGCGCAGGTAGCGTTGCTGTTGACCGCTGGCCAGCAGGCGTTGCTGGTTGCGACCACAGCCACGGCGGCCGAACTCAACGTCCTCGACCTGTCGGCCAAGACCGACACGGCGACCGAGGCCACGAAGGCGACGGCAATCACCGCGGGATCCCGCTACGTCAAGATCACCGGCGGAACGGGCTACACCGGACTGGTTCTGCCTGTTCCCACCGCTGCGGAAGTGGGCTTGGTCAAGCAGATCACGCTGGACACGATCTCGTCCGGCGCCGTCGCCATTACAATCACCAATGTCGCCATCGGCGGCACGCAGGCGACCACGGCGACGTTCGACGCTGCCGGAGAGACGCTGGTTGTCATCGGAGCCGTCTACGGCACCACGTTCCGCTGGATCGTGCTCAAGGAGCACGGCGTAACGCTGTCCTAAGCCACGACTGAAGCCCGTTATTGAAAGGATCGCCATGAAGAAGCTATTCTGCCTTGCGGCCGTTGCCGCCGTGCTGGGCTTCGCCATTGGCGTCAGGGCCGAGGGTTGGTTGCAACTGGATGTCCCTGTTGTGACCAACCTGACCGTCGTGACGCTTGACAGCGTGTTCACACCGCCTGTCGTCTTCGACGGGTTCGTTCTGTTCCCCGTGGACACGGTTTTCACCAACGATGTCGGTGTCAACTACAGCCATGGTGTCGGGATGAGTTTCACGAACTTCTACTCGGTGTCCAACACGAACACTCCGGTTTTCGTCAAGGACATCGGACTTGTCGTCGGCACCGGGGACGTTCTGTCGATTACGAACTCGAATCTGCGCGGCAAAATGGTGCTGAACTTCCGAAAGGAGTAGCAGCGCCGTGCCCAAAGTCGTCCAGAAGACACTCACGTTCCCCATGGCGGGCGTTTCGCGTTCCCGGAACTATCGGGATCAGGAGCGCCCGTATGCGTCTCCCTGGGCGGCCAACGTGCGCGGTGTCGGCGCCTTGGAGTCCCGGCGGCGCGGCGGGTCGCGCCCGGGTCTCGTGAAGGTCTACGCCACCGACTTCGGATCGGCCATCACCGCAGTTGCCCCCGTGACAAGCGTGAGTTCGGCCGGCGTGCGCACGAACGACATGGTTGTGATCGTTGACGGCGTGTTCAAGTACCTGCGGGGATCAGCGGTCACGGCCACGACATCGGAACTCCTGGACGAAAATGGCGTTGCGATTCTGACGGAGGACGGCGATACCATCGTCTTCGATTCCTCCGTGTCGAGCGCGGGACCCATCGGCACAGGAGTCTTCTCCACGGCGGAACGCAACGGCAGACTGCTCGTTGCCGACGCCGGGCTGAAGGAATACGACCCCCAGACCGGAGTTCTTTCCGTGCTGACTGCGACAACCGGCACGATCCCGACGACATGCACCCTGATTGCCGTCTACAGGGACCGCGTGTTTCTGGCCGGATCCGACCACGTTTGGTACTGCTGCCGCCAGAGTGACATCCTCGATTGGAACTTCGGCGCGAATTCAAGCGACGCCGGCCGGGCCGTCGCAGGCGAGATCTCGGGGGCGGGGTCCATCGGGGAAGTCATCACTGCGATGATCCCCAACGGGCAGTCGTCGCTGCTGTTCGCGTCTAAGAATGGCCTTTGGCTGCTCAGGGACGATCCGACCTACGGCGCCATGCTGAAGGTGAGCCACGAAATCGGCATCATCTCCCCGACCGCCTGGGCGATGTCCCATGACGGCACGGTTGCCTTCTTGAGTGGCGACGGCGTGTATCTCACATCGCCGGGACAAGCCGAGCATCCCGTGAGATTCAGCGAAGAGCGGATACCCGATCAGTTGCGCGGCATCGACACGGCGGCCAACACCGTAACGATGGCGTGGGATGCCACCGCCCGGGGCTTTCACCTTTTCATCACGCCTACGCCGACGGAGCTTGCGCCAAACAACCTGGGGCAGCATTGGTGGTTTGACCTCGTGAACAAAGCGATGTGGCCGGTTGTGTTGCCCGCAGCGATGCAGCCGGTCGCCGTCGCCCGTTTGCAGGGCACGACTGGGCTTTCTGAAGTCGTGTTGGGGTGCCGCGACGGCTACCTTCGCAAGTTCAGCTCCGCGGCGACTACGGATGACGGCACCGCGATTCAAAGCCATGTCCTGCTGGGGCCGTTCTCGATGGCTTCGGGCGACATGACGGATGCCGTTCTTGCCGAGATCCACGGCATATTGGCCGACAATTCCGGCACGGTGACGTGGCGTGTCGTTATGGGACCCACTGCGGAATACGTTGCCGATATGGCTGTTGCCGGCATCACGTCTGCCTTGGCGGGCACCACGATTTCTGGTGTTGCCGACTCGGGATCATGGTCAGAGGATCGCAACAAGGTCGTCAGGCCCAGGGCGCGGGGGCCATGGTGCGTCATTTGGCTTTCGGCGGCGACCCCATGGGAATTTGAAGCCGTGGCAGTCCGAATCAATCAACTTGGGAGGATGAGATAATGGGAATCAAGATTTCAGCGATGACGCCGGATACAGTCATTGCAGGCACAGAGTTAATTCCGATGTCGGACGGCTCAACTCCCAAGAGCGTCACGCCTGCGGTTCTGAAGGCATACGTCATTGACGAAATCGAGGCCATTGCCGCCACAACGACGGCACCGCTCACCGACAAGATGTTCGTCTTGCAGGGCGGGGCGCTGAAACCCGTTCTGATTTCGACTATGGCGCAGAACATTGTCGATGCGGTCTGGGCAAAGGTCGTGGAAACGGCTCCAGACAGCGCCGATGTCATGTTGCTGAAGGACGGCGGCACGACAGAGAAGACCGTGACGCTGGCCTATCTGGCCGAATATATGAGGACAACCCTAGAGGGGGCGATCCTCGACGTGTCCAACCTGGATGCCGCTGCGGCATTGGCTGATGCCAACATGCTGTTGGTGACGCAAGGCACGACTGCCAAGAAGGTCACGCTGACGACGTTCGCCGCCTATGTCAACACTGCCATCGGGGCGACGATAGCGGCCCTGACGGGACTCAGTTCGGCGGGCACTCTTGCGGATGCCAACCTGATTTTGGTGTCGCAGTCCGGCGTTGGCAAGAGCGTGGCGCTGTCTGATTTGGCCGCCTACGTCAAAACGGCGTCGTCGGCATCCATCTTGGCGCTGACCGCGCTGGACTCCGCTGCCGCCCTGGCCGATGCCAACTTGGCCTTGGTGTCGCAGTCCGGAGTTGCCAAGAAGGTCGCGCTGTCAGTTCTGGCCGAGTACGTCAGGGCGACCATTGAAGCCGCGATCCTCGATGCGTCCAACCTCGCAGCGACGGGGGCATTGGCTGGTGCTAACATGATCCCCGTGACCCAAGGCACAACCGGTGTCAAGGCCACCCTTACAGAGTTGGCTGCATTCTTCAAGTCGGCGATTGCTGCCGACATCCTGAACGTGACGACGCTGGACGCCGCCGGGGCTCTCGTTGACGCCAACCTTGCCCTGGTTGTTCAGTCGGGGGTCGGCAAGAAGGTTGCGCTTTCGGATCTCGCAACGTACATCGCTGCGGAAATCGGGAATACCTACGAAGCCGCGATTCTCGATGTCTCCGACTTGGATTCGGCGACCTCGATAGTCGGAACCGACTTGTCTCTGGTGTGCCAGGGCACGACCGGCAAAAAGGCCACTATTGCGGCTCTGGGAGCAGCGATACTTGCCGAACTCGACACCTATGTGGCGGCGCTCGGTGCCGTTACCGTGCCGGCCGACACCGACGCCTTCTACGTCATCCAGGGCGGCACCGAGAAAAAGGTGCTGCTGTCTGTCCTGAAAACAGTGATGGGCACCACGATTGCGCCGGCGACCACCACCGAGAACAAGCTGGCGCAGTGGTCTTCGGCGCAGAAGACGCTGAAGGACGGCCTGACGGTGCAGACTGCCATCAGGGCAAACGGCGTTGCTGCCGACACCGCGGTGCCCACCGAGAAGGCCATCAGGGACGCCTTCATGCCCGCCTTCATGGAAGGCACGGGTGTTGTAGCCCGCATCGGGGCAAGCGCCACGGAAGGCCTTGAAACCTTCGTTGTTGACACCGTTGTGACACTTGGCGCCATTGCCGGCGTGGCAGTGGCTACGATTCCTGCTGGCGCCATTCTGCGCTCCGTGCAGGCCAATGTGGCCTCGGCGGCGACCGGCGGCAGCACGACGGTGAAGATCGGCATTGGAACGGATGCTGACCCCGACCTGTATGGCCTGTCCAGTGGCTTGACGAAGAACCTGAAGATCGACACTACAGTTGGAACCCGCTTGGCGGCGTCTACGGATGTCCAGGCGTTCCCCGTAACGACGGCGGGTGCCATCGGCGACACGGCATTCACCGCGGGAACGCTTCGCGTCAGAATCGTCTACGATCAACTCAACAGCCTTGACGATGCGGCATAGACAGGAACGATGCAATGGTAAAAATAAATCCACTGTCCTACATTGTCGATACCGACCCGGTGCCAGAGGCCATCCTTGATGTCTCGGGCTGGTTTGAAACCGAGTATCTTACGCTGAAGCAGTCGGCCTATAACGGCGACTTCACGGACGCCTCGGTTATTAACTGGTACATGGCGCAGGGCTGGGTCACTGAAAGCAAGACGACCGGCGTTGATGTCATCGACGGCTACAACTGGTACTACAACCTCTACACGATGAAGCGACGGAAGATGCAGTCCGAGCGTGTCTTGCAGTCGATGATTACCGAGTTCACGAACGCCTACAATGAAGGACGTGCGCTGAACGACAGCCGGTATGACGAGATCGTTCTGATCTTCAACTCGATGCTCGACAAGTCCAGCGACTTCATGACGGTGCAGGAGACGGCGCTGACTGCATTCCTGACGGCATCCAATCTTCTGCTTGACCCGCTGGCGTCGGATTACTCGGCATACGAGACTGCGGCAAACGCCGCGATCCTGGACTACCAGAACACTTCAGACCAGTTGGAAGCGATTTCCGACAGCATCGAAGCCGTCGTGACGTTGCTGAACACGGCATCGACGGAAACCAATGCCTCGGCTGCGGGGCTGAGCGGATTGTCGGCGTTGCTCGACAGCGTTGCCGCGAGCCTGGTGACTTCGGCGGCCGACTTGGATACGTTCTTCACGAAGATCAACCTGCTGGCCACGGGGCTCGACACCGCGGCGACGAACCTTGTGGCTTTCGATTCAGAACTTCCGGCTGACCGTGCCGCCATTTCGGCTGATGTCGCCGCCGACCTAACGGCATTCGATGTGGCGACAACGAACCTCGATGACGGCTTCTCTGCTTTCGAGACTGAGGCCAACACGGCGCTGCTGGCATACGGCACAAGCCTCAGGCTTAAGATCAACCAGCGGTTCGACAACGAGTTGACGAAAGCCCGGCAGGATCTCGTTTCGAAGGGAATCTACAATTCGACCATGTGGGCTTCGGTGAGTTCAGGCATCGAGCGCGAACGCACGCTGGCATTGGCCGACATCGAAGACAAGATCGTGCAGCAGCAACTCAAGGTCACGGAAGGCGTGTACGACCGCAGGGCTGCTCTGAAGAGCAAGGCACTTGAGGCCAAGTCACGCAGGAACTCGATCACCGTGTCCCTGCATGAACACCTGTTCCGGTTCCACGACCAGAAGCTCAGGGTTCAGGACAGCCTGGCGAGGATCAACAGCCAGCGTGCGCAGGTCGAGTCCCAGAGGCTTGCGGTTCACGACCAGGAGTTGAAGGTCAACGGACTTCAGATGCAGTTGCACGGTCACATCATGGCGGTCCACGACCAGGGCATGAAAGTCACAGAACATCGCCTGAGACTTCACGACCAGTTCTTGCGGGCCAATGAGGCCAACATGCGTGTCAGGATCGCGCAGATGGAATCGCATTCGCACATCGCTGGCCTTCTTGGCCAGCTTTGCGACCGCAACATCGACTTCACCGTGAAGCTGGCTGAAGCCAAAAACAGGATTCAGGACCGCATATCCACGGGGAGCCTCAACATCCTTCAGATGCGCAACGGCATCCTTACGGCCATGCTGGGCTTCATGGAACGCCGCACCGACGAATATCCGGGCCTCGACAGCTTGGCCGGTATTGCCGCGCAACTGGGTTACAGCGAAGGGGGCACGGTTTCGCCGCCGTGATGACACATGCCTATCGGTATCTCGTACTACGGAAATAAGAGGCCCGCTCAGGGCGTCAAGCCTCACAGAACCGTCACGGTTCCCGACAATGCCCGCAAGGATCTCCTGCCGTTCGGCAAGCCTAATCCTATCGACCTGATGACAGGCAAGCACATGGTGCAGTTCAAGCCCGATACCGCTGTGGCTGCTTCCGTCGAGGTAGCTGACTCCGTTGTTCGGTCGGAGTCGGATGACAAGATCAGACTGGACGGCGATGCGGCGGCGCCCGGCAACGACAAGTTGTACGGCACGGATGGAACCGGAGCGAAGGGTTGGCGGGATGCGCCGTCCGGTTTGCCTTCAGGCACGAACGGGCAAGTGCTGAAACACAACGGCACGGCGTGGACGGCATATTCTACTGTCACGCTGAATGTCGTCACCGGTGTGACTTACAACGCGACTACGCACGTCTTGGCGTTTACCTATCGCCAAGTGACGATCATCGCCTATGGCGGTGAATCCTCGACAACGATTGAAACCGCAGTTCCGGAGACCTAACCAATGTCGGTCATCAGGGGCGGAGATTTACTGTACGGGACTAACGGCAACCTTGTTTACAATGCCGATGGTCATTTGATGTGCAGTTCGCTACTGATGAGCACCGTGAATGTTTTTTATCAGGGATCTCTGAACGCAACCCTTACTTGGAATTTAGTTTTTACTAATAAGTACACAAATTACGGGAATGCCTATTCCGGCGGATGGGTTTTGCAGTTCGACACAGGTGGATATTGGAGATTAATATACTCCGTTGGTGGATTCCCAGTAATCCAAGCTTATGAAGCACGGAAGACTTCAAGCAACGCGAACAACCCATACGGGACTTACCCTCGATATTCAGGAAACTCTTGGTGGGCAGAATTTGTAGTATCAGAGACTTGATAGGAGCTAACCAATGGCAATCGTAGTCAAACATTCAGGGAACGCGGCCCCGGCACTCGTCGGAGCCTACGGCGGCGGTCAGGGCAAGCGGCAAGCCGAGGACGCCCGCCAGGCCGCTGCGATTGCCGCCGCTGCGAAGCAAGCCGAGGAACAGCGTCAGTTCCAGGCGCGTGAAGCCTATCTCAGCAGGCAGCAGCAGACTCGGCTTTCCCGTGAGGCATTTGGCGAGCGCCGCACGGCTGCACAGCAGGAGATGGACTTCCGCCGGGAGTCGCAGGCTTCGACCCAGGACTTTCAGCGCGAGATGGATCAGACTCGCTCCGATCTCATCACGGGAAGGGACGAGCAGCATCGCGACTGGGCAGTTGAGGACCGCGAATTCGAGACTCTGCGTCGGCGTGACGACATAGAGTGGGGCTACACGGCGAAGACCAAAGCTGAATCCGAGACGCTAGCGAACGCGCTGCACGAGATCGATACTGCCGACTATCTGACTGACGCCGAAAGGGGACCAGCACGCAAGGAGGCTCTCCAGAGGTTTGCCGGTCTTCAGATGACGCCCAGGATTGCCGAGGTAGGCGGCTGGAAGCAGGGCGAGATCCGGGAGCAAGGTGGACTGATTCTTTCGATGGGAAAGGATGGCGAAATCCAGAAACTCGGAGAATCTAAAAAGTCGGGAACCGGTGCTGTCATGGACCGCGAGCAACACGCCAAACTTTGGGACGCTGCAACCAAGATTGCCCAGGGCGACAGCGAGACGCCGGTTGGCCCCGACAAGATTCAGAAGGTCCTGGACGCCATGGACGCCGACTACCGCCGGCGGACTTCGGGGGAAGCCTCCCCTGCCGAGACGGAACCCCAGGCGTCGGGATCTCAGTTCGAGACGCTTCAGGAATTCATCGAAGCCTTCAAGGATGATCCCAGCAACAAAGAGAAGCGTCCGCCGACGTTTCAGGAAATCAGCATTGCGAAGCAGAAGAAGGTCTATAGAAGGGCACGGTAACACATGGGAATCTTTGATGACATCACCAAGGAATCCCAGGGGGCTTCCGGGGGACTCTTCGACAGCATCGTTGCCGCTGCGGCAAAGCCGAAGGATGGCGGTTCGTATCTTAGGCACGCCGTAGGAGATCCCGCTGTTGCGCTGGCCAAGGGCGTCGTTGGATTGCCGGAGGCTACGGCAGGCCTTGTCGATCTGGCAACCGACGTTGCGCCTTCGACACTGTTAAGCCGGGGTGTCAAGGCTGTGGCCGGTGCGAAGTCGCCACGGGATGCCTTCACGCGGTTCTGGAATGACGACAGCGGCGGGCAACTGGGGCGCGGGCTGAAGAGCATGGGGTTCGATTTCAAGGCCAGCAAGGCGGCGATTGACACCCTGCTGACCCCGGAACAGCAGGCCGACAACAAGGCGGTATCCGAAGCCGGGGGGTTCCTGTCGTCCCTGATTGAGTCCGTGAAGCGCCCCGGCACCATCGCAGGGGCAGCGGCGGAGTCGGCACCTTCGATGCTTGGTGGCGCCGGCATCGCCCGCAAGATATTGGCTGTGGCCCCCACGGTGGCCCCTCTGGTTGCCGCCGCGATTGGCGAAGGCATGATGGGCGGCGGTTCGGCGCAGGAGCAGACCCGGCAGGCCACGGGAGGCACGAC